CGCCCAGCAGTCATTCGACGAGGTGTTCGCCCTCGGTCGCGTGGGCCTGTACGTGTCCCTGCCGACAACGGCAACGCCTGGCGCACGGGCGTATCTGAGCCGCTACCGGGCCGAGAGTATTGTCAACTGGCAGGTGGATGAGACGGGGCCGCGCCCGCGCCTGTCGCGGGTCGTGCTCAAGGAGTCGGTGAACGACCCTGCCGGGGACGATCCCTACCAGTTCCAACGGATCGACCAGTGGCGAGACGTTCACCTCGATGAGAACGGGCTGCTGCTGGTCAACCTCTGGCGCAGGGCCAGCGATGTCGGGCAAGCCTCCGTGGCGGGCAATAAGTTCGTGCTTTTCGACACGCATGAGCCGAGGTTCCGCGGGGCGCGTCTGCCGATGGTGCCGTTTGTGTTCGTCAACGCCCGCAGCCTCGGCCCTGACCCCGAAGAGCCGCCCCTGCTGCCGCTGGCAGACGCCAACCTCGACCACTACCGGATGATGACGGACTATCGGCATGGGCTGCACTATACGGCCCTGCCGACGCCGTATGTGTTTGGTCTGACTGAAGATCAGCAGCTCAAGATCGGCTCCGGCACGGCCTGGACCGGCGGCGATTCCGATGTCAAGATCGGGATGCTCGAGTTCTCAGGCGCCGGGCTGGGCACGCTCAAGGATGCAATCGAGAGCAGCGTCGGCTACATGGCTTCCCTCGGCGCTCGACTCATCGAGGCAGAGAAGAACGCCGCCGAGACTGCGGAGACGCACCGGCTGCGGCAGGGCCGGGAGCAGGCGACGGTCGCCGGCACGGTACAGGCGTGCAACGCCGGCCTGTCGCAGACCGTGACGATGATGCTCAACCTCTCGGGCGTTACCGGCGAGGCCCTCGTGCGGTGCAACACCGACCTGATCGACGCCAGGCTCACGCCTGACGAACTGCGCGTGATGCTCGAGGCGCTGCAGACCGGCGCGATGGCATACGACACTTTCTATCACAATTTGCAGCGGGGAGAGATCACCCGGCCCGGGATCACCTCGGCAGAGGAACGCCAGCAGATCGCGGCGACGACGGGGCTGGCATTGCCCCCGGTGCTGGATGAGGAATGACAGAAACGGGATAGATGGTGGCCGATACGAGAGTCCTCGAGGCGGCAGCAGACCGGCAGCCCTCGCCCCACGATCACGCTGTATTCGCGGCGGCCCAGAAAGCCATCGAGCACCGTGAGGATCTGGCGCGGGGGCTGGGGTTTCTCGCTGGCGTGGCGACGACCCTGATTGTCGGGATCGGGGTCGTTCTGCTGATGAGGCTGGCTGGTGGCTGATACAAAGGCCCTGGAAACGTCCCTCACGTCACGCGACGTGTCCCTGCTGCGCGTTCAGGCCGGCGTGACCCGCAGGGCGATCCGTGACGTGCGGGATCTCGAGAAGGTGGCGGTGTCCCTGCTCCGCAGGATTGACCCTGCAGACCCAACGCGCCGGGGGGATCAGCTCAACCGGGTCACCCGGATCGGGGCAGAGTTCGCAGAGGAGGCGAGGGCGACATATCGACGGATCACGCGCCGGTTTCTCGGCACCCAGGCAGATATTGTAGGGGACGAGAGCGTCGAGGCGGTACGCCTGGCTCAAGCTGCGGGGCTGAACCTCAAGCGGACGCTGACGCCGACGCAGGCGAAGAAGGTGGCCGAGGATCTCCTCATCGACGGGGCCACGGCCGGCAACCACTTCAACCGACAGGGGCGCGGCGCCAGGGACGAACTGGTGCGCCGCCTGCGCCAGACCGTAGCAGCAGACGGCACCCTGACGGATATGGTCCGCTCGATCCGTGGGGAGAAGGAGCTCCGATACACCAACGGGATGTTCCGAACCTTTGAGCGGCACGCACAGGCGACGATTGTCACCGGCATGTCCGGCGCCTCGAACGCGGCCCGCTATGAGACCTATGTCGCCAATGACGATGTGGTGACGATGATCCAGGCGATTAATCCACTGGACGGGCGCACGTCGGACATCTGCAGAGCGCGGGCCGGCAGGACGTGGGCACTTCGTAGCGGCCGGGCCGTGGGCCACGGGACGGAATCGTTCCCCGGCCCGCCGCCCTGGCACATCCGCTGCAGGACGACGCTGGTCCCTCTCGGCCGCCAGGACAACCCGATCAGGGGCCGGACGTTTGGCGACATGCTGGACTCGATGTCCGAGCCGCAGCAGAAGGAGATGATCGGCCCGGGGAAGTTTGAATTATGGCGGAAGGGCGACATCGCCATGTCGGACCTCATCGACCAATCAGGTCGCCCGCTAACACTGGCCCAACTCCGCGAAAGGAGCACCTAAATGGCCCTGAAAGACACGCTCGAAAAGCTCGAGGATGTAGAGGAGAAATACCGCGGCCTCTACACTGAGCAGGACGGCAAGTTCACCCTCGATCCGGTTCTCCGGGCAGACGCAGATCCCGAGAGCGGGAAGCTGGACGAGTTTCGCGCAAACAACAAGGCCCTCTACGACGCCAACGCTGCGAAGGACAAGGAGATCGCTGACCTGAAGGCAGCGGCAGCGCAAACAGCGGACGAGCAGACCAAAGCCGCGGCTGCAGCTCGCAAGACCGACAGCGAGCGCATCGCGGATCTGGAGAAGGCCAACGCCTCGGCCCAAGAGGCAGCGGAGAAGTCGGCGCAGGAAGCGGAGCGCACGAAGCTGCGGTCTCTCATCCAGAGCACTGGCGCGGCGCAGGGGGTGGAAAAAACCGCCCTCGAGGACTTCGCGGACATCATGGTGGACCGGTTCTCTGCCGGAGATGACGGCACCTATGCGCTGTCTCTGGGCGGGGATACTGTTATGTCACCAGAGAAGGCGGGACAGGTGGCAGACGTGCCCGAGGCCATCGGCGTCTACCTGGGCACGGATGGCGGGCGCCACTGGCTCGCCCCGAGCGGCGGCGACGGGGCTGGCGGCGATGGTGGTGCCGGGGGCGGCGTCAGGACGATCTCGAAGGAGGAGGCCGAGGCCAACTGGTCGAATTATGAGAGGGACATCGCTGACGGGAAGGTTCTCGTCAAGTAGGCGCAGCCTCATACTCGCCTCATACTCGCCAGCCTCTACGGTTGGCGAGTATGGCGAGTATGGGCGCCTGGTGCCCCATATTGGTCTTTGAAGCGCGAAGATGCCCCTTCAGCACCGAAGATGCCCCTCTCGCAGGATAGGGCATCTTCGGCATCTTCGGCATCTTCGGAGGCCAAGGCGGTGAAAGGGCGCCGGGGCCCAGTCGCGCCTGGTGCCCCATATACGTCACAGAAATCACAGAAAACACTCAGAGAGCCCTATTTCTGTGATTTCTGTGACGCCTTCTGTCCGGGGCCGATAGAACCCCGCCGGGGGCCGCCTCGCAGAAAGCCCTTGACGACGTAACACGGGCGCAGTATACTACGCCTCAGACACAGCAGGACCGCAAAAAAAAGAACGAGGTGCCCTACCACTGAGTGATAGAGGCGTCTCGTTTTTTCTGTTTCGGTCAAAGAACTCGCCACGTTGGAGCCTCGCTCGAGGCGAACGCTCCCTGCCCCCGAGGGGCGGTATACGGCGAGCCGAACCACTGCTTGATACAGTCCGTGCTGGCCGCTGACCCCCGAGGGGCTGGCGCCCTTGCCCGAGGCAAGCAGAGCCACGGCTCAACCGACACCGCAACCACTGCAGGGAGATATCCGTGGCTAACACACTCAACATTCCCAAAATCATCGCCCGTGGTCTGCCCACGCTGCGCGAAAATGCCATCACCCCTCGCCTCATTACCGACTACAGCTTTATGCTGGGCGGGCCGGGGAGCAAGGGCAACGTCCTGACGATCCCGACCGGCGCCACGCAGGCGACGGCGACGATCACTCCGAGCAATACGCCCCCTTCCAATGTCGATCACGCGGCAGGCAGCAAGACGCTGACGGTCGATACCCATGAGGGCACATACTTCCACCTGACCGATCAGGAAACCACGCAGATCGACAAGGATCAGTCCTTTGTCCCTCTGCAGATGTCCGAGGCGTTCAAGTCGATAGCCAACAGCATCGACGCCAACGTGCTGGCGCTGTACAAAGATGTCTACGCTGCCTCGGGGACGTTCGGCACCACACCGTTCGCCTCCAATCTGGCCGCGTGGACGGGGTCCGGCGCACGCAAGCTCCTGATCGACCAGCTCTCACCGCTCGGCCCGTGGAATGTCGTGCTCGACCCGGCTGCAGAGGGCAACCTCATGGGGCTGAGTCAGGTGCAGGCGGCCAACACCCGCGGCGACGACACCACGATGCGAACCGGCCAGATCGGTAGCGTTTTGGGCGCGACCTGGCACGTAAACCAGAGCGTCCCGACGCATACCTGCGGGACACTGACCGACGGCACCGGGATGCTCGCCTT